GTTGTGTCGTAGGTTTCACCACACCTCAAACCAAAACCAAAAGATATAAACATCATAATAAATATCAAAAGCACGTATGCATAGAGGATTATTTGCTTTGCCCTCTCACAAAGAGTCTCAATATCAATAGAAACTTCAAGCCTCAAGACTAGTAGCTTGAAGTAGCATTAGTCAACCAGGTGGTATACCCTGCCGCAGACATTTGCATCTCAACAATACCTGTAGCAAAACCAAACTGAAAATCATCGCCCGCCGAACGCAGTACATGCACAATTGGAGTATCCATCGTGTAATCAGTGCCTCCGTCACCATGATGAGGAACAACATATATAACTCTCACGCGCGGACGACCATCTTCAATGGCATCAAACCCTGGATTAGTTGGGTCACGTATCACATGCATATTTCGAATGCTGTAATATGGAACCTGGATCTCCATTGACGGCGAATGATTTGGGTCTTGTACAATCGCACCATTCGTCAACGTAGCGCTGAGCTCGGCAGAAGCGTCAGTAGATCCTGATGCAGCACCAGTACTAGTGCCCACATACCAAGAACTGCTGGGAGCACCATTGTCATGGCTCAAACCAACATAAAATATTCCGCGCTTCCCAAGCTCTGAAGTATTCACATCTGTAAATACAGGAACAAACTTCAGTCTCATTGACCCTCTATGGAACTTGTAACATGATGCAAACCATGACACAAAATCCCAGCGAAAATCACCAGCGCCAATATATTCTGGTGCCGGATTCATCACCCACGATGCAATAGGGAACTCAGCATACGCCAACTGTCCAAAATCACCACCTGTTGCTTTGAAAGTGACCCGTCGACGATCGAACCACTGGTATCCACAATATCGCGTGAGCAGTGGCTTCAATGATGCTGCCATATTGAAAACCTCACCATTCGCCAACTCAAAGGGAAGTGTCGCATCAGTTCGCGCGCCAGGATTTATAGGTATCGCGACATCAGGCCTAGGATCTCGAGATTCAGGCACTTTTGTTTTTGACACCAAAGGATCCATTTGCGCTTCACGCATCTTTCCATTCACAACATTCGCAGCAGGTGGTGCAGGCACCAAACCTCCAGTAGAAGTGTCATATGACAAATTTTGTAGCGTGGCTCCAGAGAAGGCAAGATCCTCAGCACCTTTCATCCAAAAGTTCACATCAACAGTGGAAGAGGTAGAGTTTTGAACAACCAACCTTGACACCACCCACACCACTATCACTCCAGTATCGCCGGTTGTGACATGAGTATCATGTCCTGGAGGTAACACCATCAACCACGGTGTAGGAGCGCGATAATTCACGCGCCACACAAACTCATTACCGCCTTTCAAATCAAAAATGATAGTGTTAGTGATGGCTGGCCACGTGTTAATGTCAGGAACTTCATTCCCGCCACGTGGTATGTACGTCACAGCAATTCTGCCAGAATGAAACCGTGATGCAGAAATTTGCAACTTATATTCCAAACCGCCAGTCCAATAACGAAACGCACTCGCAACCATATTGATAGGGCCCAGGCGGAAAATGTGTGGATCACCCGCCACTTTGTGACACATATTGGGATGCACAGTAAATTTCGTAATGACATCACCCACAGCACCTGCGGTCGACCACGTAACTGTACGAAACATCACCCCAATATTGCAACACAATCTCCGCAAACTCATCGGATCTTCACCCTCTGGACAACCAAACAACTGTGGCTTCTCAGGGTTGAAGTTAGCAGCATCGATGGACAATATCACAGAAGAATCATGTCCACACCCATGCGCTAACACACCCCAAGGATGAAGAGCTGTGCGTTGTAGAATCATTGGTGTCGCTGGCTTCGTCCCTCCAAAAATCGACAGGAAGGGCTTTGCCAACGAACCAATAGTCTTGGCACCCGCAGTGATCAAACCACTCGCCGCTGCACCTCCAGCCTGCGCAAGCCCCGAAACAACATTATCCAAAACACCTTCATGTTCATCAACACCTCCAGAATCAACGGGGTTTGTCGCTACATTCACAGTAACAGGAGCCTGTGTCTCCATTTGTGCTTCTCTCATTCGACCAGCACGCATGCAATTTCTTTGTTCTTGATAAGTTCGAACATAAGAACCAGCAGGAGTGTAATTCACAGATACAGTATCATCCGTTTTTGCCTGCAAGTCCAAACCATCCAAAAATTGAGCGTACACCGACACTGTCACCGATGGACTACTAGTGCCCAATACCTTCAACTGATTCAGCACATACACATGAACTTCCCCAAGATGATCTGCAGTCGATCCTCGTGTGATTTCCATGTGAGTCTGTGGGGATACATACGGAATATCCAAAGAGACAGAACTCGCAGTGGACAAATCAAGGGTCGCATTTGGATAACAGCTCAGTCCCGTGGGATTGATATACTGTGTTGTAGGAAAGTGTTGACCTTGAGGGACCCACACTACTAACAAACGCCCAGAATGCTGTGGCGTCGCGTTCACCCTCACACTCACACGCATGTCACCTGCCACAAAGACAAGATTATTTAGCTTGTCAAGTATAGGAGGATGAGCAATCAACGCGTCAGGAAGAGCAATTGTTGACAATATCCCGGTGGACGCAGTAGAAAAAAGGATATTGGCTTTAACACACAATGCAGCCTTAAGGTACCGAGCAACATCAACCATCTTTTCATGACCCATCGCTGCAGTACGGTCCAACTCCGCACTAGATGTCTGTCCAACATCAGCCATAGTGATAGTGGGGGGAACAGCTTCAATAAACTTCACGCTATCAGAAGACTGAATGTGCACACCATCAGCCGTTGCGCTCGCAGTACCACCACTCGATTGATCCATCTCAGCCTCTCTCATGACGCCATCAACCTGTTTTCCATTCTCCAATGAACCTACAGTGACATCACCCATATTTAACATACTTGGTGACTTCGTCTTATTCTTAATCCATCGAGAGTGCAAAACATCATAATCAAGCCCAGTGATTGCATAACCATGTTCATTAAAAGCCTTTTGCAATTTCTCACTATACACATCAAATACTTCTCTCCCGTGCAACATGAGATTAAAGCTCAAATCGCGTGCAACACTCTCAAAGTATTCAACGTTGCTTGTACTTGCAAGCTTGAAATGTACAGACTGAGCCAATGAGTCAAAAGAAAGGGGGCACATGTAATACGCAGTATCAGTATCCTTGCGAAAACGCCGCTTCAAGAAAGAAAAGTGCATAGAATCGATTGCCATGAATGACACTGGTTCATTCTTGTTCGCTGCACTCGTCAACTTCATACCGTAAGACGCAAATGCTTCAGACACACCTTTCATGTCCACCTTAAAGTCAGACGGAACGGAGCCAACATTGTCATCACCATACGTAAAAATCACCAGAGCATTGAACAATTCTCGCCATTCCTCTTCATCCATACCAGGATTAGCATCACGAAATGCACACAAAAATGCCAAATACTGTGAATCACTGCCAAGGAGCGATGTTACATCAACACCAGACCCTAGCCCACCATTCATCCACAGCTCACCACCTAAAAACAACATAATGGGGTAACAAACAGCAAGCGCCAATCCCCAGTAGATATTGAGTTCACCTTCATCTGGTGGACACCCAGCATGAGTTCTCTTGAATGATATCATATCAATCCAAACAGAGAATGCCGCTTCCATAAATTCAGGAAGAAGCGTTCTATCAAAACCAGAAAAATCACCAGCAAAAAGCTGATCAACTGAGCGATCCAACAGCACATTTGCCATATGATCCCACATACCACCTTCAGGATTCAAACCAACGCACGACGATATCCAGCAATGGTTTGCTTTCATAAATGCACATGCCTCTCCAAACCATTTCTTGATCAAAAAGTTAAACTGCCATGGGGGCGTGAAGAACACCCGTGTCTTGCGTAAAGCATCCTCGAAGGATAAAATCTCATCCTTTAACGAGGCGATCAGCACAAACTTAGGCATTACGCCTCGGCGGAGATCATATTCCAACTGAGCAATCTCACACTCCTGGTCAACAGTCAATGAGTACCAGTCCATATCCTCATTATAATCAAAGATCTCACTCTTTGGACAGCGCAAATCTCCACCGGCCGAGGCCGACATATTCATCCGATGAATATATTCATCACCACGACGACCATTTAACACTTCAGACGCCTCCAACGGTGCGCATGTGTACTCTTTTCCGCGAGGAGCAACAGAATAGCGAGCCGCAAGATGGCTTCGAGCGTCCCGTAGCACCAGGGGATCAACATAACCCCTTGGCTTAATCCACTTTTCAAGTTGTTTGAGTAGAGGAGAATCATACTCGCCCTTCTCATTACGCGCTGATAATCGTGACTGCGTACTCTTCACTTCAAATACTTCACCATATAACGGCGCACGCACCAAACGCGACTTTCGCTGTGGTACCGATGGCTTCAAAGTTGGCACTAACGATATTGCACCAACAGATACATGTGTACAGTCATCCATCTCTGCCTCTCGCACAGGTTGAATAGTATCACTTGGTTCAATCATGGACTGTGGAAAACGTGACTGTAACCGATCCAACATAGCCGTAAGTCGTTCGCGAGTGACCATCACACCAATCTTAAATCCATTACCTGCAGTAGCGTGATAACCTAATACTGTTCCCTCAATATTCTTGTTCATCGACACAAGCATTGAACCACACACCACTCGAGGTACTGCAGAGGCATACACCCATCCACGATCAGTTATCACAGTCTTCCAATCTGTTCCAGAGATCTGGTATGGTATCGTTGACACACGCTTCCCAGACATGAATAATGGCTTTGTCACATCTGAAACGGACTTATACTTCACAATCTCGTAAAGCGGTGTCCGCGCAACCTCACTGACCCTTGTAACAAGTATAGCCTCTTCATCACCCAACCTACTGATATCTGCCTCTCGAACAAAATGTTTCAGCACGCTAGGCCCTGGTTGAGTAACAATCTTAACAAGAGCTATATCACTATCCATATCACGGACCACACTCGATGAGTCCATCACTACTTTCACGACTTGTTCGCCGGCCTTTGACCTATTCCACATCATCTCATATGTGTCACCATCCTTCAGACGAGCAAAGAAATGATCAGGAACCAAAAACACTTGTCCTTGCAAACATAAACCATAGACACTACCATAGCTGTGTGAAAATACCACCATGGAACGATTAATGCGATCTGCAACATCAAAATTACTTTCTTGATTCCCTATAACAGTTGCCTGGGCCTCCTTAATCACTTCGGGAGCATACTGAAGTGGAGGTGCCTCTCTCTGAGTTCGACGGAATATTCTTTGTTTCACAAGAGCTGCTAAATTGTACACACTCTCTGCCTCAAATGGCGCACTCCAATCAATCGTGTGGTTCGACACGTCGCTATCACGCACATAATTTGAATACGTATACCACAGACCGCAACCAGCTGCAGACAAAAGGCCCACAACTGCCAGTCCCTTTACCAACGTTTTCATCTTATTGTGCCTCACAACTCCGTGTTCTACTAACAAGGGTCCCATCACAATCTGACACAATGTCCGTATTGTTCGTCTAGAAAACCCAGCGTTGGTAGTGTACTGTTTCTTCAACTCAACCAGAACTCTGGCACGCGTCTCGGAGGGTTCCTCATCATCATTCGTGAAGAACCACTCATCAGGCAACTGTAACATACTCCTACACATATCTGATGTCAATTCACCCGCAGTGTGAAGGCGCAACTTTTCTACAACAGCTGCTTTTGATGACTCACCCCAGAACATCGTATCCGTAACCTCAACGATCTCATCATCCGCCTGTGCTTCAGCAATCTCATTTTGCAAAGCATCAGCAACCTGCATTACATCAGGCGGATTAGCCAACAATGAATTCGGGTCAAGACAACTGCCCAGAGATTCATATGTCAAACCTCTTCGGATCGGATGAGGATCAGGAGGCACACCACCAATAGCCTCAAATATACCATGAAATTCACGCGCAATACGAGGCGTACTATCTGTAACACCTTCATGAAATACTGAGTGCATCGACACTATGGAATCGCGAACAGCCATCTTGTCAACGCGATGCTTGCGGGCCATTTCAACCATCCGCGCCACAGCTTCACTGGCAGGGTAATATGTGGCAGTTTCAAACGCATCACCAAACCCAAGCAAAATATTATCAAGTGAGATGCCACCATCAGGCCAATTGATCTTCATCGCAGCTTTATCAGCACCGTCAGGGTGTAAATAACTCGTAATGTTATTTCCAGGATCGCGCGGGAGCAATTCTCTCCGAACTTTCAAAAACACATTTATTTTCCGTCGTTTAATAGCTTCAGGACAAGTCAAATATGCGCTCTCAAGATCAGTCGCATTCCCTGCTGTCAGTATCAATGACGCTGTAAAAGTAGCATTGTGTTTTTCTTCGACACCTGCTTGTCGTGTTTCAACACGACCTGGGCTCACATACCCTAAAAGACGGAGTGCCATATCAAACTCAGGGTTATCAAACTTTGCCGCAGTCAATTCATCAATAAGGACAACAGGGTGGTTAGCATATCCTGCCACATACTTATCAGACATATCATAGGAGTAAATATCACTCTCCTGTATGGTAACACCATGGACTGCCTTCATCAAAATATAGGGCAAACAATTCATGAATGTCGATTTACCACATCCGGGGGGTCCCGAAATGTGGAACCATATCCCCTCAACTGGGAGCTCTTCAACATTCTTACGCATCTGCATCCTTACCAAAGAATTAATGATCTTGGCCTGAATTGACATGATCTTCCCAGCATACACCGAATCTGCACGACGACCATGCACAACCATTCGTTGGAGACAAGCGCCCTCTTCTCGCAACCCACTCCCAACATCAATTGCACGTGGGATCAGTGTGAGAGGCACATCTACCTTAGTCAGAGCAAGGAATCGTTCAGCACGAGACATGAAATTCGACACCTCTTTCGCGAACGTCTTTGCATTTCGGAAATAGTAGGGCACACCCACTATCTTCTCATACACCCAATCACGGACAGCAACCATCGACACTAAAACCAGCCTCACAGCATTTAGTTGGGTGGCAGATTTCAGTACCTTCATCACAGTATTGGACAAAGTTGACACAGCAACTGAATCAAACACATATGAAGAGCACGATCCAACAATTTTACTCATGCCCTCCACAAATGTGGAGACAACGCTTTTCAAACTCTCGGCCTCGTACACACTAGTAGTCTTCTTTCGTTGTAACAACTGCACAAACTGGTAGAACACATGTCCCCCAGCAAATGCTGCCAACACCTGATCGTCGGCACTAGATAGCACTGAAGCTGATATAATTTGAGCGTTGAATGGATCATCAGTAGTAGACACAGCAAGTGCCCACAATAAAACATGAGTCAAAGTCTGAACGCCACGAGTAGTCAAGCCTGACACTCCAAAGTTACCCAAAATGGATGCTATTGCCTTATCAGCAACAGACCCAGACAAAACAGCGCCTGGAAAGGCACTTTTCAGCGAACTTGTCACACTCGATACAGTAACATTCCCTACAAGCCCACAACACCTTTTGAACCATTCCATTTCCGCTTCTCGAAAACATCCCATAACACGTTCTTCAGCCTCTTCATACTCACGTTGCAACCACATACGATCAACTGACCGCAGCGGTGTTTGACAATGAGAACGAGTCTTAAACACACACCTATACCCTTCAATACACGGAGGGACAGGCAATGCCACAGATTCCGGAAGTTCGTCCATAGAAGATTGCCCAGATGGAATCTCGATGCAATCAGCCTTCACTTTGACAACACCAGGTTCCTTCTGTACAGCAAAAGATGGTCGAAACAATTCCTTCAAAATGCGTCTCTTCATGGTGCGTTTAATCTGATCATCATTGTGTGCCCGTTTCTTTAACGTCACGGGGAAGTGACGCATCGATTTCATTTCCTTTGTAGAAATGTGAGTATTCTTATCCTCACATTGGGGAGCCCGTTTCTTTAACATCATGGGGGTATGATGGACAGGGAGCGAATCAACACAATTAGAAATAGGAGAATACATAATAGGGGGGGTGTTTCGCGGTACAACAAACTGACATTGCGGTTCCCCGCGAGGAGCGCCAATGCCGCCCATCCTGAGCGCACGGGACAGTTCAAATAGAATCAACACAAGGGCACTGTACTTCACCCTAGTGATGACATTGTTTCCTTAAAGGATAACACAACTGGCTCGTAGACCAAACATATTTATTTAGCCTCGATATCTCGAGACTGACAAACGATTTGCCAGAACCATTCAAATTAACTAATCACCCAATCACAAAACATGATGAGAGTAGTAGGCCAGAACATGACCACATATTTAAAGACATCTCTGTCCTCTAAACCAAGAGAAAATCTGAGATAGGGGTTTGAAAAGGTACCACCAACAACTAGCAAAATCTGCACGTCCAACACCAATGAATAAGCCTCGACATAGTCGAGCAGCAATATTCTTGTTAGACAATACACATATACTATAT